TGCTCAAGCTAGAAAATATGATAATAAAGGATACTTCTGTCCTTTTCCTGAGGGAAGTACAGATTTCAGAACTTATTGGGATCATGAGAAAGCTAAGTGTAGACAAGGTGTTATCTTTAAAACTGAGACTGAAACTTGGTATCTTCCCCGTGAATATTATATGTGGATAAACTTTTTACCTATCAACGATAAGGTTAAAAAGAAGTTTGCTTTCCCTGATGTATGGGATAGTCAGTATCACATGGCTCTATATGAATTATTAGCTGAGCTTCATTGGGAGCATTGTTCTGTACTTAAGAAACGTCAGTTTGGTTCTTCTTACTTTCACATGGCCAAGGTTATAAATCTTGTATGGTTTGAAGAAACTCCTATCATAAAGATTGGAGCAAGTCTAAAAGATTACATCAATGAAAAAGGTTCTTGGAAATTTTTAGACGAGTATAGATCATTTCTAGATACTAACACTGCATGGTACAGACCAATGAATCCAGGCAAAGTGTTCATGTGGCAACAACAAATTGAAGATACAGACGCTGATGGAAGATCGTCTAAACGTGGTCTAAAAGGAACTGTTCAAGGTGTAACTTTTGATAGAGATGCTACAACCGGTGTAGGTGGTGCCTGTAGATTATTCTTTCACGAGGAAGCAGGTATCGCTCCAAAGATGGATGATACTGTAGAATACCTTTATCCTGCTATGGAAGCTGGTGATATCACAACAGGTATCTTCGTAGCTGCAGGAACTGTAGGTGATTTAGATGCATGCGAACCACTTAAACATATGACTTTATATCCTAGAGTAAACAGGATATATTCAGTTACAACAAATCTTCTTGATGAAAAAGGTACTGTAGGTGAGTCAGGATTATTCATTCCTGAACAATGGTCAATGCCTCCTTACATAGATGAGTTTGGAAATTCTAAAGTTGAGGAAGCTCTTAAGGCTTTGGAAACAAAGTTTGCTCAATGGAAGAAAGATCTTAGCCCAGAGAAATATCAATTACGTATATCGCAGAGACCTAGAAACATAGCTGAAGCATTTGCTTATCGTAAGGTTTCTATCTTTCCTCAGAATCTTGTATCAGCTCAAAAGAGAAGAATCGAAGAGAAAGAATACGCGTATGAATTTATAGAACTAGAAAGAACTTCCGAAGGCATCGAAGCCAAGGTAACTAATAAACTACCAATATCAGATTTCCCTATTACAAAAGACACAGAAGATAAGTCAGGATCTATTGTAGTATGGGAGCGTCCAGATAAGGGTGCAAGCTGGGGAACTTATTATGGTTCTATTGACCCTGTATCAGAAGGTAAGACTACCACATCTGAATCATTGTGTTCAATCTACATCTACAAGAATCCGGTTGAGGTAACAAGAACTGATGGTGAAACTACAGAAGTATTTATAGAACAAGATAAGATTGTAGCTGCCTGGTGTGGTAGATTTGATGATATCAACGAAACACATAGAAGACTCGAGTTATTAATAGAGTGGTATAATGCATGGACTATAATAGAAAATAACATATCTTTGTTTATTCAGTACATGATTAGTCAGCGCAAGCAAAAATACCTTGTGCCCAAAGATCAGATAATGTTCCTTAAGGACCTAGGCTCGAATAGAAATGTATTCCAGGACTATGGTTGGAAGAATACAGGAACCTTATTCAAAGCCCATCTCCTTAGTTATTATATCGAGTTTTTAAAAGAAGCCATAGATCAGGAAACTAAGGATGATGGCACTATAGTAAAAACTAAGTTTGGAATAGAACGTATTCCTGATATCATGGTTATGAAAGAGATGGAAGCCTATGATGGGAATATAAACGTCGATAGGTTAGTGGCTATTGCATCATTGATTGCTTTTGCAAAAGTGCAACAGTCTAGTAGAGGATACAAGAAGCGAGTTGAAAATACGGACAAGAATCACTTGGAAAAGTCCAAAAATTTGTTTAAATTAGAAGTAAGCCCCTTTAGGCATATTGGCAGAAATAAAGGTACTTCAGGGAACAGACCTCCAAGAAGACCTTTTAAAAACATAAAATAGAACAACATGCAGGTATTAAACGCAATGCAGCTCAAAGGTGGAGCTAAAGTTAAGAATAATCGAATGGGTAGTATTACACAACCTATTCAGTTTATACCACGTAAAGAAAAGGATGAAGAGTGGGCCGCTTGGAATCTAGATTGGTTAGAGTGGAACGGTTTGAAACAGATCCGTAGAAACGCTCCTAGGCTGATGAAGAATTATAAGCTTGCTAAAGGGGTTATTGATAAGAGTGATTACATCGTTGATCAGGATAATGAGATGAGCGATTTAATCGAGAATCTTATGGCTGCAGAAGATCCTACAGCATTGGACCTTAAGTTTTATCCTATCATCCCAAATGTTATCAATGTACTTACAGCTGAGTTTGCTAAGCGAAATACTAAGACTGTCTTCAGAGGTGTGGATGAGTTCTCATATAACGAACAATTAGAAGCTAAGCGTCTTGAGATAGAACAAACTTTATTCAGTAACGCTGAGATGAAGTTGATGGAAGCAATGCTTGAGCAAGGAATGAATCCTGAGGATCCTGAAGTACAGGAACAAATGCAAAAGCAAATGGATCCTGAGAATCTTAAAACACTTCCTGAGATACAATCATTCTTTGATAAAGATTATAGAAGTCTTTGTGAAGAGTGGGCTACTCACCAGATGAAAGTTGATGAAGATCGTTTCCGTATGGATGAGCTTGAAGAAAGAGGTTTCCGTGATATGCTTATTACTGACCGTGAATTCTGGCATTTCAAAATGAATGAAGATGACTATGAAGTAGAGTTATGGAACCCTGTTCTTACTTTCTATCATAAGTCACCAGATGTACGTTACACATCTCAAGATAATTGGGCAGGTCGTGTAGATATGATGACAGTTGCTGATGTTATAGATAAGTATGGTTACATGATGACTCAAGATCAGATGGAATCTCTTGAAGCTGTCTATCCTATCAGATCTGCAGGTTATGCTATTACAGGATATCAAAATGATGGATCTTATTACGATGCAACTAAGTCTCATGATTGGAATACAAGTCCTCCTAGTTTAGCATATCGTCAATACACATCGATGTATGATAATTCTCCTGCTCCAGGAGGAGATATTATAAACTGGATCCTTTCCGAAAGCGAGGATTACATGCCGCAAGGAAACGCCTTTCTACTTCGAGTAACAACAGCTTATTGGAAGTCCCAAAGAAAAGTAGGCCATCTTACTAAGATAACCGAAACAGGAGAAGTAATAGTAGATATCATAGATGAAAGCTACAAGGTAACTGATAATCCTATCTACAATAATCAACTAATAAAGAACAGAGATAAAAACACTCTTATCTATGGTGAACATATTGATTGGATATGGATCAACGAAACTTGGGGTGGTGTAAAGATAGGCCCTAACCAACCTTCTTTCTGGGGAATGAATGAAGCTGGTGGAGTGAATCCTATGTATCTAGGTATCGATAAGAATAAAATAGGCCCGTTACGTTTTCAGTTTAAAGGTGATAACAATCTTTATGGATGTAAGATTCCTGTAGAAGGAGCTGTATTTTCAGATCGTAATACTATGTCAACTGGGATGGTTGATTTAATGAAGCCTCATCAGATTGGATACAACTTGGTTAATAACCAGATTGCAGATATCTTAGTTGATGAACTTGGTACAGTAGTTCTTCTTGATCAAAACGCTATACCTCGTCACTCAATGGGTGAAGATTGGGGTAAGAACAATATGGCCAAAGCTTATGTAGCAATGAAGGATTTCCAAATACTTCCTTTAGATACGACTATTACTAATACAGAGAATCCTTTAGCATTTCAACATTTCCAACAGTTGAATCTAGAACAGAGTAATCGTATGATGACTAGGGTACAATTATCTAATCACTTTAAGCAACAATGCTTTGAGGTTATAGGTATTACTCCACAACGTTTAGGACAACAGATAGGTCAAACTGAAACAGCAACCGGAGTAGAGCAAGCTGTTGCAGGATCATATGCCCAAACAGAAACTTACTTTATACAACACTGTGATTACTTGATGCCTCGCGTGCATCAAATGCGTACTGACCTAGCTCAGTATTATCAATCACGTAAACCATCAGTTCGTCTTCAGTATATGACAGACGCTGAAGAGAAGGTTAACTTTGAGATAAACGGAACAGATCTTTTACTTAGAGATCTAAATGTTTATGCTACAACAAGAGCTAATCATAGATCTATTGTAGAAAAGATGAAGCAATTAGTTATGACTAACAACACTAGTGGTGCTACAATCTTTGATCTTGGTAATGTGATGCAAGCAGAATCTTTATCAGAACTTAATCATGTACTTAAGAATACTGAAAAGAAAGCTACTGCTCAACATAAAGCTGATCAAGAGCATGAAGCTCAGATGAAACAAATGGAACTTGAAGCTGCTGCTAATGAGAAGCAAATGGAACTTGATCACGAAGTAATGGAAGCAGAAAAAGACAGACGTAAAGATCTTCTTGTTGCTGAGATTAGAGCTGCTGGTTATGGTGCCATGCAAGATATCAATGAAAACAAGCAAAGTGACTTCTTAGATGCCATGGAAACTATAAAAGGTTCTGAAGAGTTTAATCAAACTATGAGTTTTGAACAACAGAAAGAAAGTGCTAAAACCCGCTTGGCTGCTGATAAGAACCAAATAGACAGAGAGAAGATTCAAAGTCAGGTAGCTATGAAACAAATGGATGTTGATATAGCTAAAGAAAACAAAAATCAGTATGATGTTAAAGCTGCTAAAAAGAAGAAGGAAGCCGAGAAGAAAAAGAAAAAGTAGGATTTAGTAATATACTGCGCAAAAAATGATTTTTTTATACACCCTGAAGCAAATTTATAAAGTTTATTTGCATATTTTTGTGTATATTATTATAGATAGTCAGTCATAAGTATAACCAACCAACAAAACCAAAACACTATGAGCGATAACAATACGACAGTAAAAGAAGTAGAGATAGATGATTTAGATGCTTTATTAAATGGGGCAGATAATATCATGTTACCTTCTGCTGATGCTGAAAGTAAAAACAGTCTTTTTTCACGTAATCCTAAGGATGAGTTAAACTTCCTTAATGGTGATATGTCAGCTGAAGAAAGAGCTACTAAAGCTGCGGCAGATAAATTAGCTGCAGAAGAAGCTGCTAAACCTAAGCCTGAGTTAAATGAAGATGGAACACCTAAGGTTGATACCGATGGTAATCCTATAATGAAAAAAGCTACACCTGCCACACCAGCAGATCCTGCTGAACTAGAAGATATTCTTAATACAGAATTAGATGATGATCCTAGTAAAGGTGGTCGTAAGAAATTAGATAAAGACGGTCTTGTTGAATTTGCTACAAGTCTTATTGAAAAGAAGCTTTTAGTTCCTTTCGAGGATGATAAAGATAT